AAGGAAGTGGGCGCGACAACACCAGGAACTAAGGTGATGTCGGATACAGTTCGAGTGCGGGTAGCACGGATCTCGTGCATTACGTACCCGTACCGCATCACAAGGTTGTCATCGGCTAGATAGCTGATGTTGCTCATAAATGAGCCAACATCAAAGAACCAGTCTGACAACCAGGTCCATGGAGAGAGTTCCCAGAAGGTGCTCGGTGTAAACCGAGTCCCAAGCACATGGTTTGCAAGTGCTTCGTAGCGGTCCATCTTGTCCAGAAAAGCATTTCCCTGGGCAAGATGGTACTGAAACGCTCCGGAAAATCTCGTGATGGTTTCGATCGTGTCATTGACACGGGCGAAACCACCTCCACTGAACAATTCAGAGAACATGGGTTGAGAGTTCATGCGTTCAACATCGAACGCGGTCGCAATCGTCCCACGATCTGTGATTGTTCTGTCCTCACGCAAGGTCATGCGTCTCCGAATTGGTTTATCGGAGTCGCGTCGGAACTGCTGGACCTTCTTATTGAAGTCCAGTATGCTCGACGCGAATTTCTGCAAGTCCGAAATAACGGGCTTGATGCCGAACTCGTTGTTGAGGTGCTCGCTCCCAATTGACTTGGGATTGATTCCCTCACGCAAGAGTTGGACACCGGGGATCTTAGGAAGTCCTTCCCTAAGTTCTCCCAGAAATTGCGCAAGACCTGCTTCGGGAGCTGTTGGGATTGAGGCTTTCATTGCCCGAGTGCCATCTGCATTCCTTTCGGAGTCAGACGGTTCGGACATGATAGGCCACTGATTTGAAGTTATCTCCGGCCATAATGCGCCGTGATACCTCAGATCATTCCCACTGGGGACGTAAATGCGACGGGCGGCGATATTTCTCGTCGTCCAGAACCATTCACGTTTCTTCGTGTAGAACTCATGGCCAGTATCGTATCTCTGAGAGTAACGATACGACCTGAGGTCGTCACGAAGTTGTTCCCCAGACAGACTCTCGTATTCTCTCTCCGCGTTATCGGACCGGGAGGTCCGGTAACTGGTGGTCGTCTGATCACCTGGAGAGAACCAACTGTCCGCGCAAACTTGCGGAACTCCGTTCAAGGTCCACTTGGGTTTTGATCCACCCAAGGTTGGACTCTCGAGCGGTAGGTTCCGGGATTGCGTGACAGTCGGCATGAGGATGAACCTCCTGATGAGTTGCGATGATGACCCCCTTGTAAGGGGGTGACGCCTGTAGCACAAGCGCCGGGGAGCCCTTCG